GCTTTGGCAGTATCAATAGTGATACCACGGTCTTCAATGGCAGCGAACTGCCCTCGACTCAATGGTGTATTCATTGTATGAACCTTTCGTTCTGTGACGCTGACAAGATTGTCAGAGCCTTCTGCTGCCGTGTATGTCTCACACACAAAGCAATAGCGTGACCCGTTGTCGTATAGCACATTGCCATCGGACGAACCACACTTGCCGCACTCACCACGGCTGACTACATTTGCTCTTTCAGTGTTCATCTATTTGTCTTCCTCTACGTAGTAGATACCAAACTCTTTGCCCTTGTTATACAAGTATAACTTGTCGTTCACCAGTTCTGTAGTGAAGCCCATGCCTGTGGCAAGTAATTCACGGTGGCGAAAGAACTCTTCTTTGTCTTTCACATTTTCCATGAAGGCTGCACCGCAGCCCTGTGTTTTATACATCATCCGATACATTCTGAACCTCTCTCATTGCTTCGGCCATTGTAAGTTTGCGGCTACTGTTGTTCTGAAACCTGATAGCCTTGCGCCGCAGTGCTTTCAGTTCTTGCTTGGGTGTTCTCTTTGGTTGTTTCATTGGTCGTCCTTCCGTGTCAATTCCATTGGGTGAAATCTACTCCATGCTCTCGCAAATGTCAAGCGCTTTTTTTCATGCCACTCTGGTGTCTGCCGTTTCTCTTGCTTGCGGCGGCGAACCAAGTCACGGTGACGCTTCAGTTGTTTCTCATTCATTGTCTACTCCACTATGCTTTTAATCCAGCCAGTCACAATATACTTCGTACCTGACAGCGGTGGGTTTCCTCTGTGTTGATGCGTAAACCCTGCAGGCCACATAAGCATTGTGCCACGGCGGGGTAGGATGCGTTTACTCTGGTGCAAGAACTCTGTCTCACCGCCATGCTCAACGTCATTCAGATACATCATGTATGCCATTCTACGAGTCGCTTCATTCGCTTGGTTGCTCTGCTCGTAATGCCACATGTGGTAGCCGCCTGTCGGTTCGGTCTTCTGTATCTTGTAGGCATCATTATATAGTCGCTCCTTGACAGAATACTTCGCACAATATTCAGGCAAGCATCTGCCCATGAGCCTTTCATTTATCATACCTGCTATCCAGTTGAAGCTGGCATAGACTTCATGCCCACGACCAAGACTTTGTATCTGCGGAACACCTACAGCCAAGTCCTTTTTCATAAGCGGGTCAGCGTTCTCAAATTGTTTTCGGTCATAGCAGATGCCCAACTCCTCACAGGACTTGAAGTATTCAATGATTTGATTGCACTCATCCTCTGAAAACAGGTTGTCCCATTGTTCAATAAAGTCCATCATGCGTGTTCTCCTTTGTGTAAGTAGGCCAGGGTAAGGTGAGTGTTATCCTCTGCCTTCCACGGCTGATGTCCATAGGTGTAGCCCATACCCATCTTGCGTTGGATACGCTCAAGCCAGTCATAGGCATCGCCTTCGTCATGGAAGAGCCGACCATGAAAGTCCTGCATCTTCTTCAGTTTGCGTATCGGCACTGCCTTCACTGGTCAAACTCCATGTCGGCTGCGTCCATTGCGAAGTCCACGCTGTCTGAGTATATCTCAGTGGCTTCCTCTCGTGCCAATCGCTTGGCTTCTTTCTGGCTGTAGCCTTCTTCAATGTATTGGTGATACAACTCTCGAAAGAGTTGCTTGCGGTCTTTTTCCCATAGGTTGTTAGTGTAATGTGACATCGCTAAAAGTTTTCTCCATCATTGCTATCTCCACTTCCTCTTCGGGAAGCGTTCCATTTAATATAAAGGCAATCTCTTCCTGTGTCAAGTCAGGGAAGGCACGGTCAATTGACCACCCGTCCTGCCATCTGCGTATCTGTGCATAGGTCAGGGGTAAGTCCATCTCGTGCATGTTGCCAGAGTATATCGAGCGTCTAATTAGTTTCATTGTTTTTCCACCTCGCTTCGCCTGTCAACAAGAAAGCATTGCCAAAGAACGACAGTGCCATAGGCCACGTGTCATCCTCGTTATACATAACGAACACTTCCTCGTTGATAGGTTTGTTCATGTCTTGTTTCTTTTCAATCACAAGCTGTCGGCCATCTTCAAGCTGCACCATGCGGCACTCGCCACCGATGAAGCCTTCGGCCACCTCACGTGTGGGTGACTCACGCTTGTCTGAGCAGTGAACAAGAACGGCTTTTGATTTATCAATCATTAGGCCACCAATCTGGTGTCGGCACACCCTTCTCCCACTTGGCAAAGCGTTGCTTGTCGTTGATGTAGTAGGTGCGGTATGCAGTCACTGCGTCCTCGTCCTTGTATTCATCAGGCATAGCCTGTGCAAAGTCCGTCATGCTTGTGTCGCTGACGATAGGTTCAGGTGGTCGGATGAGCCTGATGCTGTGGTCAGCGTATGACTTGTGCATCTTGCCGAAGCGCCACCAATAGTTGAAGGCCAGCCGCACAAAGTGGTGATAAGCCCAGCGATAGTTGCCGCCAGTCTCACGCACCCACTTTGAGCAGGGGTGGTTCAGGTGTGCTACCTTATACATCCCGTCCCTGGCTACGCCATGTGCATGGTGTGCCGTGGTCAGCATCTGTGCCAACTCAAGCACCATCTTAGGCACGTGCTTGTCGCAATACATGTCGGCTGCTTCGATAGCATCTTCGTGTAATACAAATATATTCATCAGTCCCACCTGTAAAAAATATGGCTGTCAATCTTGACAATCTTCGTGTGGTGTGCTGCCCATGTAGGAAACACATAGTCAGCATGGTAGTGTGTAGCACCTTCGAGGAACGTGCCTGTCCACCCTTCCAGCACCATCGCTGCAACCTCTTGCGATTGCGTGAAGGCTTTGCTGTTGCGTGGTGCATCACCTAGCCCGTCACAATACCAACTGAAATGGCAACGGTCTTTGACAGGATAGCGGATGCCATCTTTGGTCATGTAATGTTTACCTTGAGTGACCACTTCACATACTGTGTTCGGGAAGCGTTCATCTGCAACACGATTCATCACCACCTGCCCGACTGCAATCTGTCCAATGATAGACTCGTTGCGTGCTTCGTGATAGATGTTGATTGCCATGCACATCAGTGCATTAGCGAAGAATGTTTCAATCATTCCAAATCCTTTCGTGTTCCCACTCACGGCCAAGCCTATCGTCCTTGTGTGAACGTATGTGCTTCACCTTCTCGTAAGTGTATGATTTGTCACCAGTTTTTACCTTCCGCCACGGGCTGAGAATGTTGTCCTCATACCACGGGCGGAACATTTTCGTGTGTTTATTCGGCACGATGTTTTCCTTTTCGTTTATAGCTGCCCTTGCCTTTCTTGGCAGGGATTACTTGGGGTTTGTTCTGTCCTTCGGACAGGGCTTTTGCTGCCTTATTCCTTTTCAGGAACTTCGGTATGTTCAGTATCGTTGTCATCGTTGTTCACCACTAGTTGTAGGGTTGGCTTCGGTGGCTCTGGTCTATGCACCATGTCAATCACATTGATTGTATCAGGCATGAACTCAACATCCAATACCTGTTCGTCCACCTGCAGGTCACGCACCATGACATACTCAAGCCACTCGATAGGCATAGGCTTCTCGCCCAGCATGAGCCACCACGGCTGCTGTCCTGCATCTTCAACGTCTGTGTCAATCACAAACGAAACTTCATATCTAGCCATAGGCTATCCTTTCATAAAATTATACACATTGATTGAGGTGTTAAGCCACACGCCAACCATGATTGCAATTTCAATATACGATATTGATAGGGGTAAGTCAAGCATCTTTTATCCACTTTCTCCAAATCATTTTCAATGATGTCTTTAGTTTCCTGTCACCATAGGTGCAGCGAATATACTTCAGCTTGCTGCCTGTTATCCAAGACACAAGAACAACGGGCAGGGTGAAGCCACCTTCCCAATGGTATGCCACATAAGGTATGCGATACCGCCTGTAGCCTGTCACCAAGCCAAGCGATACTCTACCCAGCTTGATGCCAGCGAAGCGGGACACACGATAGAACGAGTTGAGATACCAGCCTTGCTCACGCCAACGTGTTCTCACGATACGGCAGGGGTGAACCTCATTATACTTGCCCTTCGGGTCATGCTCCGAAGTAAAGAAGTAGTAGCGATTAGTCATCAATTCCTAATGCTTCAAGCAGTTCCTCTGCGCTATCATAACCATACACCTCGAAGCGAGGTTCGACAGTCAGCCCTTCGGGACACCACTTTACCATATCTTGTATCTCTGATACAGTCTTACTACTATCGGTAGAGTCGCCATCAGGTGTGCAGCCAAGCACAAGGCCACGCCCAGCCAGGGGCTGCGGGTATCCTTCCCACTTGAAGTATCGCTGGTCTTCTACATACAAACCTTCGTCATCTATGTAGAGTGTATCCTCGTCATCAATGTAGACAGTCGTGAACAGTTCGCAACCTAGTAAGGTTGAGATGTCCCGCCAGTCTCCTGAATAGTCCACCACCTCAATGGTTTCGGTGAACGGGTCAATAAGTATTGCTTGCATCATTTGTCATCTCCATCATGCACAACGTCATATATCTTGAAGTCTCCGCCGTTAGGCTGCTCTGTGTAAGCACCCTGTTCGGCAAGGTGGTGGGCATACTCCCACTCGTCCATACCTGCGGGGATTTCGTCTTCGTCAAACTCAACCTCATAAGCCAAACTCATTTCGGCTAGTGCTGTGTATCGTTTCTTACGCATTCTCCTGCTCCTCTACTGCGTCCACCCAGAAATCCCTGTGGACACACTTGTCTGCGGCACTATTACCCCAGTAATCTACCTTGTCGTAGGCTATCTGTTCAGCTTGCGCTGCGCTGTCTGCCTCGACTTCCATTACGAAACCTTCTTCGTAGCACACGACTACTCGATATGTTTTCTTAGACATCTTGCAATTCCTCTACGTCTAATTCTGCATAGTGTAAATCACTATACTCAAAGTTTAACTTTGCAATCTCCACTGCATCGTCTTCGTCTTGGGCTTCCACCCACTGTTCAATGGTCATTTTTACCATGAAATTACGCATCTCACGCTCCTTCGTTTAGCATTTCTGCATGATGTTCGGCGGCGGCTTCTGCTTCTTCTTCCTCTGCCATCTCACGCTTCCAATCGTGCCAGTCGCTCTCGACCCACGGGAAGGCATCAAGCACATCATGTGGTATGTATTTGGACGGGTCATCATCGGTGTAGGTTTCCCAGCATCGGTCAATGTGAGACTCGCCATCACCTTCGGTGTGTCCAATAAAGCCTACGCCACCTTCTTCGTAATACAGGTCAAAGGTATAGCCATGCTGTAGCATGCCTGTCACCAGTGCCTCAATGGGTGGCGACCATGCAGTCGTAAACGACACCTCTAGCGTGTCGCCATCGAGGGACGCATAGGTTACATCGAAGATGTCCCACTTCGTTCCCCAGTTTTCTACGCACCAGTTGTAGTCCCAGCCATAGTTGATGTCGGCAGTGAACGGCACAAGTTTCTCAAGAAACTTTGGGCTGTCGCTATCGTCCATCTTCAATTCGTTCATCAGGCTTTGCAGAAAGCCCGTGTCATCTGACTTGATAGTCAGGGTATTGTTGCAATGATTAGGCATTGGTTATCTCCTTTGCTGCCTTCAAAATATAATTGCCAGTATAACTGACACCACTAGCAGTGTCAATAGTGTTACAGGGTTTAACATCAGGAACATAAAGCCTTGCATGATTACTTCCCACATAGTCATAGCGAGAAACACAAGAAATAAGATGCCCAATATGGTGGCAATGATTGTAAACATTAGTCTTCGTCACCCTGTTGCCACCAGCCACAGGCATACAAAGCCTCACGGGCTTCCTGCTGTGCCTTCAGAATGTCTGCACCGCTATGCGGATACTTCACATGGTCATGCTCATATGCAGCCAAGTGTAAATCCATGAGTGCCTCGCAAGACACCATCACCATTTGTTTCTCGCTCATTTCTTTGCCTCCTGATACCAGACCCAATCGTTGATTGTTGGGTCATGTAGAATGAGTGCCTCTGTGCCATGAAGACGCATATAAAAGCGTGCGTCCTCTTGTGTGAAGTTGGTCACGCCTTCCTTCAGACGGGCAACAGTTGCGGTTTCAACACGGGTTTGGTTATTCGACATCTTCAGTCTCCAATTCTTCTGCTTCTACGTCTTCTAAATCTATTTGATTTAGTGTCGCTTGGTTACAGCTATCAATACGCACCTCATCGCTGCAATGATAGCCCATATTATCCAGCGTTGCTTCAATATAAAATTGAACAGCTTCTTCGATTTCGTATTTCATATCTTCGATAAACTCGTCCATATCTTCGGCTTCGCCTTCAATACGGGACAATTCATACAAGGGTATATCGAAAGATATATCAAGCGTTGCTTGGGCATAGCCTGTGGCTAGTCCATCTACAATTTCAAACTTCTTTAACATCGGCAAACTCCTTCATGCCATACGGGGTTGTCATACACCACTTGCCGTGCATCTCACGCACTTCGGGTATATCATCTATCAGTATGTTACGGACATACCACACCGCCAGACCTGTTTGGTCTGATACTTCTGTGACCATCGCATCGGTTACATGCTGCTCGTAGTCATCGCCATAGTAAACTTCTAGGTTACTTTCAGCAAAGCTGTCATAGCCTGTTACTTCAATCAGTGCATCGAATACATCATGCACATCTTCTTCGTTATGGTGATACATTATCGGTTATCCTTTATGTAAACATACTCTTTAGCGAAGTGCAACAATTCGAGAACATCGTGTGCATCTAGGAATCGAACCACTTCGTCATCGTATTCTTCGCCTACCCAGTTGACACACCACTCGCCACAATGGACGAAGCCCTTGTCCACGCCATCACGCTTGTAGAGCAGTGCTACTTCTGCGAAGCCTTTCCTGTCTACCTCTTGCGAGATTGAGAAAGTGTATTGGTCATCTAAGCGTAGCTTTACGTTGCTTGCAATATCCATGTCATACTCCATTATCAAAAACTGTTAGGCAGTTTTAACACATGCCTAGGTGTTTGTCAAGCCTAGCCAGCGAGATTGTGTAAGGCACGGCGATAGTTGCCGCCCTCAAGATACAGGCTACGTTTGCCGAAATGAAAACCAGTCATACTGTCGCCACGTTTGATACCATAGCGGCGGATAACTTGACGCTTACGATACAAGCCCTGCAATCCTGCAATGTTGAAACGAAAGCCATTGGTGTTGTCATTAAGTGTGTTGATACGCATAGTATATACCTCATAAGTTTGCGTTACAGTTTGGGCTGTTTTGAGACAAACCCAAGTCTTATCTAATCTGTAGTGTGTTTTATATAACCTTTCACTAAAGCTCAAGGTTATTAAAACTCATCTACATATTAGTGTTATGCTGCTACAGTGTCAACCACAAAGCCAGTGGCATCTTTCTTGGCATCACCTTTGGCATA